AGGTGATTGCGATGGAGTTCAACGACGCGGCGGCCAGCAAGAAGGTGGAGACGCTGATGAAGTATGAGACGAAACAGCGCCTGCGCAGCGAGCTGTGGCGGGAAAGCAACTTCGCCCGCCAGATCAAGCACACCTGGGGCCATGCGGTGATTCATGTGGGCTGGGAACAGCAGATGGGCACGGCGCGGGTGGAGATGACGCTGGACGACGTGAGCGCCCAGATCGCCCAGCGGCTGACGGCGGAGATGCTTCAGCAGATGCAGGCTGAGGGCATGCAGGATGTGGAGCTGACACCGGAGCAGCAGATGGAGATCGCCGATGCAGCGGACGCCCGCGTGACGGCGATGATTGAGAATCAGGAGCGCGATGCCCTGGCCGAGCTGGTGCGTGAGCGGCATCCGCTGCTAAGCGTGGCACGTTCCCGCCGGGTGGCGCGGGATCTAATGGGAAAGGAAATGGCGGAGTTTGGCGCACCGTTTCGCAAGCCGGGCCGCCCGTGCATCAAGGCGCTGCTGCCAGGCTTTGAGGTGTTCTATCCGTGGTGGTCGCATGCGGTGGAGAAGGCGCCCTGGGTGGCCCGGGTGGAAACCCTGAGCGAGCCGGAACTGCGAGCCAAGGTGACCAGCGAGGGCTGGAACGAGGCAGCGGTGCAGGCTATGATGGACATGGGGCCGACGGCGGTGATCGACGCTGGGGCGGTGCTGCAGGCCATCGGCGAAGTGAGTCACCGCATCATGAACGAACCGGCGCGGCTGAGTTTCACCGAGCGGTTGGCATCGCGCCAGCGCCGAAACTACGAGGTGCTTTACATCACGGTGAACACGGTGGACGAAGACGGCTATCCGGCCACGCAGGAGGTGATCTGTCACCCGGCGCTGGTGAGCAAGGAGAAGCGCGAGAAAGGCGAGGAGCTGTTGTTTCTGAATCGGCTGGTCGATTACTACTTCGAGGGCGGCTGCTACGTCGGCCTGCGGCGTGAGTTCAAATCGCGCCCGATGTGGGAAAGCCGCGGCGTTTCCGAGATGGCCGGGACGCACCAGTGGCTGCTGAAATCGAATCGCGACGCCAGCATGGACCGCACCAGCATGGCCACGATGCCGATCGTGAAGGTGAGCGCCCGGCGCATGGGTGCGGGCAAGGGCGAGCGCTGGGACTACGAGCCCGGCAGCCGTCTGCCAGTCGGGCCGGGGGATGATGTCGATTATCTCCGCCCGCCGCCGCTGGATCAGGGCACGATTTTGGACAGCAAAGAAATCCGCAGCGATGCCGCGAACCTGCTGGGCCTGCACAATGCCGATCTGCCGCCAGCCAAGGTGCAGATGCACCAGCAGTGGATCGTGACGAATGCGCTGCTGGAACATCGCGAAGTGCTGCTGCGCATCCTCGGCATGGATCAGCAATACATGAGCCCGCTGAGTGTGAGTCGCGTCCTGGGCAACGGCCCGCTGCCGTATCAGGTGACGCGCGATGAGATCGCGGGCAGCTACGATTTCGTGCTGGAGTTCGACGTGAAGAGTCTGGACATGGAATACCTGCAGAAGCGCTGGAGCGCCCTGAAAGACGCTTTCAGCATTCCGGGCGTGGCTGGACAACTGCCGACCGTTCCGGTGGTGAGCTGGCTGCTGAACAACATCGACCCCGGCCTGAGCGACATGGTGACCGGCACCATGCAGGAACGCAGCGGCGAGCAGGCCGAGCAGGAAAAGGCCGCGATTTCCATGATGCTGAACGGCATCGAGCCCAACGTCACCGAGGACATGGACGCCATGGTGCGGCTGCAGACCGATCAGGAGCAAATGCAGAACAACCCCGTCGTGGCGCAGGCCTACGCCCAGGGCGGGCTGTTTGCCGAATTGCTCAATGCCCGCGTGGCGGCCTGGCAGCAACAGATCCAGCAGCGCACCGAAAACGCGCAGACTGGCAGGACTGGATTCAAACCTGTGATGCAAAGCTAACCCATGAACACCCCGCGATTGATTGAATCCTGCCTCGAATCCGGGGCGATGACGGAAGAGCAGATGCGCACGGCGCTGAAGGGCACGCGGCACTGGCCGGCGGTGAGGGCGATGGTATCGCTGATTGAAACGTATCTGGCCGCTGCCGGTGAGGAGGGCGAGGTGCGCGGGCAGGAGGCGCGGATCCGTGATGAATGCGCCGGGGCGCGGCGCTGGCTGAAGGATCTGCGGCGGGAGCTGAAGGAAATGGCGACTGAAAAGGTGGATGAGGAAGAGGTGAAGTGAAGAAAAACGCGATGATGTGCGGTGATTTGCGGTGATGTGCGGTGATCCTGTGGCGTGAAGCATTGCCGGGGTGTGCGGCGCGTGGTGGACTGGCCTCCACATGCGCAGGGCGCATGCCTCGATATGGCAAAACACACACATGATGCGGGACCAAGTGCTGACGCGCCAGACGGCGCGGCAGGGATCGCCTCCGCAGGCGGTCGCGGTGAGGGAGCTGACGTGACGAGCTCTCAGGGAAACGTGGACACCCACGGCGGAAACATCTTCGACATTCTGGGAGGCAACACGGTTGCGGCACAGATGGACGCGATGGCCAAAGCCGATGGACTGAGCACGGGACCGGCACCCAAGCGGGCAACCGCAAAGGCGCAACAGACACCCGCCACACCGAAACGCACGGCCCAGGCCGATGCCGAGGATGAGGACGAGGCCGACGACACGACCGCAGAAGACGAGCAGGAGGAAACCGGCGCCGATGATGGCCCGATCCTGCCGGAGGACGAGTCAGACGCCACGGACGAAACCGAGGACGAAGCCACGAGCACGGACGACGGTGAGGACGGAGACGACGACACCCCCACGCAGGAGCTGGCCAAGAAAGCGAAGGCCCTGGAGAAGGACAACTTCAAGAACCGTGAGAAGCTGCGCGAAGCCCGCGCCGCGCTCGAGGAGAAGGAAGCCCGGATCAAGGAGCTGGAGCAGAAGGCCCTGGAAGGCAACACGACGGTGAACGGACTGCCAGCAGGCTTTGAACAAGCCCGCACGCTGGCAGACATCGACACCCTCGCCAGCCGCTACGAGCAGGCTCTGGAGTGGGCGGAGGATCATGAGGACGGTTACGTTGGCAAAGACGCTCAGGGCGAGGAGGTCGAATGGACTTCCCAGCAGGTGCGTGACTACCGGCGGAACATCGCACGACTGGCCAAGGGAGCGGCGAAAGCCCGCGAACTGATCCAGCAGCGCGAGGACAAACGCAGCAAGTCGGTGGCGGAGGCGCGGAAGAAATATCCGTTTGTTTTCGATGCCGCCAGCAGCCGCCAGTCCCTCGTGAAGGAGATCGAGACGGAGTTTGAGGCCGAGATCAAAGCGAGCCCCGCCCGCGACCTGCTGCTTGGCAGGCTGACGGTGGCAAAGCTGATCGAGTCCGGCAAATACGTCCTGGTCCCCAAGTCCAAACCCAAGGCCAAGGCGGACGCTGAAGAGCGCCCCGCAGCCAAGGTGTCGCAGCGAACTCCGGCCTCATCGTCGCCCGCGCGAAAGGCGCCGCGCCCACCGGCCACGGATGGAGAGGACTGGGCCATGAGCCTGGCCCGCATCTCCATGCCACAGGCCGCGTGATTCGGGAAGCGCGGGTGACGCACCAGCAACACCCAACTTTCCAAACATCATGCCCGCTACCTTTGAACGCACGCAAGTCGGTCGCCGCGAAGACCTCGCCGACGCCATCTACAACATCGACGCGAAGGACTATCCTTTGCTCTCCGCCATCCCGAAAGGGAAGAAACTCGTCCGCACCCGCTTTGACTGGCAGGCCGACTCCTACGACGCCCCGAACACGGACGGCGTGGTGGACGGCGCCGACGTGAGCACCTACGAGGACGCCGCTGAAAACCGCGCCATCCTCTACGGCCAGGTCCAGAAAGTCCGCCGCACACCCATGGTCACCGAAATGGCCGAGGATGTCAGCGACGTGGCCGGTGTCACTTCCGAAATGGCCAACGCCATCAAGAAGAAGACCATCGAGTGCAAGCGCGATGTCGAGGCCGTGCTCGGCTCCGACAACGAATCCCAGACCGACAACGGCACCGTGCCCTACAAGACACGCGGACTCGGCAAGTGGATCCAGGCCACGGCGCAGAGCCACCTCCCGGTGGATTCTGATTTCCGCACGCCGTCCGCCAGCATCGACACGACCGCCCTGGCCAGTGTCACGCGCGAAATCGTGAACAACGTGATGAAGAGTCAGTATGGCCAGACCGGCAAGCGCATGACCTGCATGCTTGTTTGCGGCACCAGCCTGAAGGCCCGCTTCACGGCTATGGTCGGCTACCAGCCTACCGTCAGCAACTTCACCGCCATCCTGCGCAGCCAGCGCGGGTCCGAGACCGCCTACCAGGACAACATCGAGTCCTTCACCGGCGACTTCGGCACCTACGACCTGGTGCTGAGCAACTGGCTGAACTGGAACAACAGCACCAAGGCCGCCGATGCCCGCCGTGGCTACGCCCTGGACATGTCCATGCTCGAACTGAGGATGAACAAGAACTGGGAATACAAGGCGCTGCCGGATCTCGACGGCGGCCCTCGTGGCGTGATCAAGGCCATTTTCGGCCTCGCGGTCAAGAACCCCCTCGGCCTCGCCAAGTTCGCCGCCACCGCAGACAGCTGATTTCAAAGCTAAAAGCTCAAAACTCAAACCTGAAAAGCAACACTCTGACCTTTTAACACTATGGCTGATCAAGCAGTAACTCTCTCCACGGCGACCAGTGCCAGCAATGGCATCCGGATCGACCTTCTTCCCGCCGAAACCACGCGCCAGACGGGCTTCACGCACCGTTTCCGCATTCCCTTCGACATCCTCAACAACGCCGCCTGGACGACCCAGGGCGACACCGTGACGGTAACGCTCGGCTCCACCCCGACGAAGTTCCTCGTGGACAAGGCGCTGGTGAACATCTCCACAGCCTTCGCCACCACCGGCACGCTGACCATTCAGGTCGGCACCGATGGCGATCCCGACAACTTCGTGGACGCCCAGGACGCCAAGACGGCCGCCACCCTCGCGGGTGCATCCGGTGCGCTCCCCGTCACGGAGGCCGGCAGCTACGGCATCGCCAGTGACGTGCTCGTGGCCCGCTTCACCACGCAGGGCTCCACGGGTGCGCCTGCGGACATCACCGCCGGTGTGGCCGAAGTGTTCCTGAGCGTTAAGGATCTCGGCGATCTGCTGTGACCCATCACCGCGCCGCACTGACGCGGCGCGGCTTCATGCCCCCTTCTTGGGCACTTCCTGTCAGGTCATCGCTTTGTTGGTTGGAGCGGTGGCCTGGCAGGGGCCTGGGGAAGGTTTCAAGTTTCAAGTTTCAGGTTTCAAGTTTTTAGCCATGTTTGATACGGAACAGTTCATTGCGGAATTGATTGCTCAAGGCGGCCCGGCTTTGGCGAATGCTGTCGAGCGTGAGTTTCGCACGGGCTGGGAGCTGACGCGGCACATGGCAGAGCAGCGGGAGCGTTCCCGCAGTCAGACACCGCACGCCCGCAGTGGCGGGGTGGACGGACTGGGCCGCGTGGACATGAGCATTTCCCCGGAGTCGTATTTCTACTGGCTGAACAAGGGCCGCACGGAACTGGGCTGTGACAACGTGTGGGCCGAGGAGGAGTTTCGGAAGGACTACAAGAAAGACAACAAGCAGGCCGTCGTGGGTTATCAGGCGCTGAACCCGACGAGCGGCTGGACGCCGGACAAAGACGTTCCAAGTTCCAAGTTTCAAGTTTCAAGTCCCAAGATCGTGCCGGGCAGCAAGTATGGACTGGGGGTGGCCGCGTGAGGACGATCCCCTTTGTCACTCTGCGGAATGGCTGCCTGACCGATCTGGGCCGCAGTGGTGAGACGGATGCCACCTATCTGGCGGACGTGACCAGCTTGATCAATCAGGCGCTGGACTTCGCCTATCCCTGGCAGCATCACGGCTGGCCGGAGCTGACCATGGCCAGCAGCGAAACGATCACCAGCCAGGTCATTGACCGCGATGCCGTGGGCAGTGGCGTGTTTGGCGTCATCCGCATCCTGCGCGTCACGCGCAACCATCCGCACACCGCTACGGATCCGGAGCCGCTGGAGTATCAGGAGACCGCAGCCGGCATCATCGTGCAGGATACCAACGTGCCCGCCACAGCCTACGTTGAGCACATCGAAGCCCCGCCCATTTTCGACAGCACCGCCTGGGTGACAGCCACCGCATACGTTGTGGGTGATGTGCGCGTCAATGGCGTGAATGCCTACTACTGCCTCGTCGCGCACACCAGCGGCACCTTTGCCACGGATCTGGCGGCGGACAAATGGGTGGCGCTGCCCTTCCCTGCTTTCCTGCAAACGCCCGTGCGTGCCGCCGTGGTGGCCGCCGTCCGCGGCGCTGCCGGGCAGGAGCAGACGCAGATCGCCGTGCTGCAAACCCTTCTCGACCGTCATCTCTCCGCCGTGGCGTTGCGCTACGAACAACAACGCTGACCCTTTATGAACACCCTGCAAACCTTCGACGCACAAAGCGCTGGCGTGCCCAGCAACTACGCCATCGGCACCACCAACGCCACCGTCTTCACCCTGGCCAAGGGGGAGGTCGGATTCATTCAGAACCTGGACGATGCCGCGCTGGCGGTGAAGCTGGGTGCCAGTGCGGCGATAAACTCGTTCAACATGATCCTCCAGGCCGGAGACGCTGCCAGCGATGGCAAGGGCGGTTTCACCTACATCACCGATTATACCGGCGTGGTCAGTGTGTGCGCCATGAGCGGCACCGCCAGCTACATCGCCTGGAAGCGGGCCCTCGGCTGAGTTCATCCTTCATCCTCCATCTTTCCCCCAAGTGCTCCACTCCGCCTCCCAGCTCGTGCCCGTCATCGACCGCCGCCGCCGGTTCGGCTTTGGCTCGGGCGCGGGCGGCGGCGGATCGGCGCTCTCACCTCCGTCTATTGCCCCCATTCTCGACGCGCAATCGACGCTAGGTTCGTATGAGGCGAGTCTGACGTGGACGGCTTCGAACCGGACGGGAAGTCCAGGGTTTGGTTACAAGGTCGAGGTGGACATCGACGGCGGCGGCTTCAACGAAATCGTCTCCACGACGAACCTGTTTTACACCGACACGCAGGGCAGCGCCGCAGGCGAGACTTACACCTACCGAATCACGCCCTACAACGACTACGGGGAGGGGCCAAGCAGCAATGAAGCCGGAGTTGTCCTGCCGGGGGAGTCTGAAGGCCCGGTTCTTTCCGGGCCGGACTCAGCCTTTGACACCAACTACACGCTCACATGGAGCGCAGTTGCCGGAGCCACTTCCTACGATCTTTATTACAGCCGCGATGACACCACATTCACTTTCCTCGCCAACACGGCAGCCCTGGAATACGAAGTCACATTCGATTTCCCCGGCATGTATCACTACGTCATTGCGAAGAATGGCGCTTTTGAAAGTTCTCCAAGCAACACGCATTTTGTCGATCTTGTTCTACCAACCATATCCAAACTGGAGCTCAACGCAGGGGGCAACATCCTGTTAAACGCTGGCGGAGTAATCCTGATCAACTAATCTCATGGCCGATACACTCATCACCAACCTCCCCAACGTCCCCTCTCCCACGGGAGCGGAGGAACTGCCTGTCAACGTGCCGGGATCACCGGACACGGACGGCAAGGTGGTGTTTTCGGCCATGGCGGCTTATGTGAAAGAGACCATCGGAAATGCCACAGCTTCGGTAGCAGGTCTAGCAACCGCCACGCAGATCACGAAGCTGGACGGCATCGAAGCTGGGGCAGATGTCACCGATGCGGGCAACGTCGGAAGCTCCATTCACGGCGCAACGGCTAAGACGACACCCGTGGATGCAGACACCGTGCCTCTGATCGACAGCGCCGCGTCCAACGTCCTCAAGAAGCTGAGTTGGGCGAACATCAAGGCCACGCTCAAGACTTACTTCGACGCGCTCTACGTCACCGGCCCCGCATCCGCCACCGACAACGCGCTTGTTAGATTCGACGGCACCACCGGCAAGCTGGTGCAAAACAGCGGAGCTACGCTGAGCGATGCTGGAGTCATTACTGCACCGACTCTGCAAAGCACGCCCGGCAACACTTCAGGCGCTGGGGCGGGTGGGTCTGGAGGCATTGTGGACATGCGCGGTGGGAGCGGCGCAGAGGGGTCAGAGTCTGGATCAACCTTTGCAGCAGGTGGCAACGGTGGGCAGGTTTACACGGCGGGCGGATCAGCTTTTGCAGACGATAGCCTAGGCTATCAATTCGCAGGCGGCAGTGGCGGCAACATTAACACGTCAGGAGGCAACGCATCTGTAGATGGAGCAGGCGCTCCTGGCGGCGCAATTTACACCGCCTTGGGGGGCGGCTCAATCGACACGCTTACCGGCATAATCGAACTCGGCCCACAAGGGGCACGGACCACGATTCAAGGCAACAACTCTGGCGACACAAGCATTTTACTGCCACCGACGGAGGGCACCGCCGGTCAATTTCTTTCGACGGATGGAGCTGGCAACTGGGACTGGTCAACTCCGACTGGGTCTGGCGATGTTGTAGGTCCGGCATCGTCGGTGGATGCAGACGTTGCGCTATTTGACGGCACCTCCGGCAAACTGCTTGAAGCCGTCGGATTCCAAACGCTGATAGATACTCATTTCGGGTCAACCCAAGGCGCGGTTATTTACCGCGATTCAACGTCGTGGACGCAGCTAAATCCCGGCACCTCTGGGCATGTGCTGACTACTGGAGGCGCAGCGGCTAACCCGTCATGGGCAGCGCCAGCAGGTGGCG